TGGTCGTATAGCATATGGAAGGTATCAAGGTTCTCTTTCAGACCTAAGATCGACGCGTAACCTCTCTTTACGACTTCGTTTGAGAGTAGTTCGACCACTTGTGGTCAATGAACTAAACTTGAAACGAGCGCATGGATTGGTCACGGAGAAACTTCAAGACCATGGTAGAACCAACGCTTAGCGAACTCAAAACAGTGTAAACTGGTATGAGTCTTCTGAGCGTTAACTTCTACACCAAGATTTTGAAGAATCTCACGGTATTTCATTGCCACAACATCATGATGGATCACTATGTCGTCACCCAAGATCATGTAGCATCGCTTAGCTTGACGCTGGGTTAAACCAGCTCTCATAGCGGCGATGAAACATATCATGTGGTGAGACAGTGTGAATATTGGTCAGGATGAGTATGCCCCCATAGGTTGACCTGTACGGTACTTTACCGAGGTTCCTTTAAGGGTAAACTCTCCACCGACCATAATGTTCCTTCATGCCTCAGCTACAGGTTGAGAAGTCAGTAACCTTAGTATTCGCAATTGTATTAAGATTGGGAATCTATCGGTTGCTGCACTCAAATCTATACTGTGGTATGAGTGACCGTTTTGATCTTTGCTAAAAGCATCTAAAAGACGTCCTTGGTCAAAGGTACAGTCCCCTGGGAGCTTCTTAAGAAGACGGAAAGTCTCCTTATGTAAGGTCTTTAAGGCGGACTGAGACCAGTAATCAAGGATAGCAAAGATTCTGCTCTTAGCCTCTCTGTCATCTTTTACGCTCAACTTCCTAAGCCGTTTTGGAACGACTGAGAAATGTTGAAGTAAGAGATTAAGATGAGGATGAGATGTGGAGTTTAACAGTCTCCACAGAGGAGCTTCTTCCGGATAAAAGATTTTGAAAGAGTCCACTAACCATGGGCTCTCCTTAATCTTATATAAATCGGCTAGGGCTCCTTGCAGACCGGGTCCGTTTGGACCCGCCTTAACGGATCAATGGAACTCCTTTCATTGATGTTGAAGCTTTGGTCTACCTAACGACTGTCAAAAGCGAAGAATCTCATAATCCGAAATTGCTGTCGGATCATGGGTATCCTCGTTTGTGATAGTAGTTAGGTCCACTGGCGTTCCTCCAAGCAGCGCACGACTGATCGATAACAATGTCAACGATCACCGTATGGCTCAAGGGTCACCTAACTCGATTAAATCTCTAAGACCTCGGGGTAATACCTTTGGTAATAGAATTTTATCTTGTTTGATGCCCTCGAGGTCGATGGGCTGCCCGGAGATAAAACGCGTCACTGCAAGTCTCTGGAGTTTAAAAACTTTAGCGGCTTGGACGTTACCTCGCGGCAAGAGGGATTTGAATTGACCCACAATTGTGGAAATCGATTCTTCTCTCACTTTCGCGGGAACGTTTAGGAAATATAAGGAACTGACTCACAGAATCACTCTGTGAAGAAGCTTTATATTGAATATAGTGACGTCTTCGTATGTTTAACCGCCTTCACGGGCGCTCTGAAACATTGAAGTATATCCGGCTACTGGAGGAGGGGTGTCAGCCCCCAACCAGTGGATCATGGAGAAGAGTGATTTCCTCCCGCTTAACTCTACTAGATAGTTATGTCTAGTAGATACTTAAAAGCGGTCCAGGATTTCAACTTTCCATGTTTCAGATCAGAGCGGGCAGATACCGCCGTCGAGACAGTATCTTAGGGTCTCTGGCGCTTGGGAAGCGCTCAGGGAATCTGAAATCCCTCTCGAAGAGAGACCCATGCCGTTGTTATAACTTGCAAGTAATTGCAAGATCCGCAGCAATGCGGGGGGTTA